TATCGAGTATTGTTTTCTCTGGTTTAGGTATCGGTTCTAATCTAGTTTCTGCTGCAGCTTCTGCCACATTCTCAGCAGTTACTTCTCTAGCTATCTCTTCAGCTTTCATTCGCTGCTCTAGCTTTGCTTTAGCTTCCTGAGTTTTCTTATTACGGTTCTCGAATTGGAACTCTACTTCAGCTTCTTCTTCTGGGGTCATAATACGTTTGAGCGTTAATTCATGATCCCCTTTAGCCATCATTAGAGGATCTCTACGTTTACCTTTCGCTGGTTGATATATTAGATCTGCTTTCCATCCTAGTGTAGCCTCTTCTTCTGTAAGAGCGTCTGTACGCGTGACATAGGGGAGTTCTTCAGTAGGGGATGCATCTGTAGCCCTTACAGCTACTTCGTCTATATCCAGCCCTCTGAGGAGCTCTAAAACATCTTTCATTGGTACTTCTATTGTAAGTTTCATATTATATTCCTATATGTTATTTATGGCGTAATGCCCGATAGCTAAACAATCTGATCTACCATCCATCAATCCTCCACGCGGACCTGTGAATGTAGCAGTAGGGTATAGTTCCCCAATTAGTTGAGCTACTTCTTTCTTTAGTTTCTTGCCCGATGGCTGAGTGCATCCTAAGTATTTCTGCCATACTTTAGGTTGTACTTTATGTACAGGTAATTGTGTTAATTCTAGTAATGTAGTCATCACCCCTAAGTTTCTACCAAAGGAGAAATTACTCTTAGCAGACATACCAAATAAGCTATGTACATCTTCAATAATACAGTACTCTACTCCTTGTAGAAGTCTCTGTTCTATCCAACGATGTACCTCAACTATATCGTTCTGTTTGTGATCTAAGAATAATACATCTCCCCCACTAGAGGGGAGATAACAAGTACTACCACTTTGTCCTGGGTCAGTACTGATGATGCCCATTAGTTAAACAGTGTAGCTGCAGCAGGCGGGGTAGCTGCAGGTGTAGCAGCAGCAGTCCCTTTCTTCTTTGCAGCAGTCTTATCTAATACACGATCTGTATTAGCTTCAGCCCATGCAGTAAGTTTTACAGCAGTCTCAGCTTTACTCTCAATTTCACTTGCAGAGAAGCCTTCAGCATTACCAAAGAACTTAGATTCATTCCCTCTACGGGTATCTCCTGAAGGACGATATACTCCATCATCACCCTTAGTGTTCTTATCTTCTAAAGTCTCAAAGACTGCAACTGTAATAGATTTCCCAATTAATACCATTGCTGTTGGTTTCTCTTGAGGGATTTCCTTTTTAGCTTCGTAGTCATAGATTTTAACCATCTTCTTTTCTAGGCTATCCATGACAGTCGGTAAATCAGTTCCTGTAGCAGCAATACATAAACTATTAGCTGCAGAGTATCCTGGGAGTGGGAACATCTTACCATCTTTCTCATAGTAGGATTTGTTCCCCTTCTTTGTACCTGAACGAATCCATAAAGCTTCCTTCATAGTTTGTCCATCAGCATTTTCCATTACTACATTAAGACTAATAGCATCGGATTTAGCTTGGTCTAAGTACGCCATTTTAATAATAGCTTTATGTACCCCAGACTTCCAAATATATCCTATACCTCCAGCTCTCTCAATGTCTTGTATTTCTGTATTTTTAGGTAGTGACCATTCACTCATAATAATTCTCCATATTTCGTCAGTTATAAAATGTAGCTAGAGATCTGACGTGACTTCTCTAACTAATAAAAAAGGTTGTATTGTACCTAGGTATGTTGTATATTGTATGTATTATTATTATTATTATTTAATTACAGGAGATGCGTTATGGCTTTTATAGATTACGTCCCATATGGTAGAGGGTTGTTCGATGCTTCTTTAGAAGCTACGCAAAATGCAACAGATTCAGGATTAGATAATAGTAGTGATGGTTTACGGGATGCATTTAAGCATCTTACAGCAAGTGCTGCTGCTACTCGTAACGGTGTTCCTAAATGGGCATCCATGATAGCAGGAGATGCTAAAGAGAATATATACGATAAGTATAAACGGTTACAATTTTTTGATAGGGCTCCTACTATAATGGACACTAACAATAATCAAGCGTCTTTAGCATTACAGCAACCAGGGGCGAATGCACATAGCACTAACTTAGCTGCTCTGGCTATAATGGCAAATTCAGTGGATCGTAATAGAGTGTTGTGGGGAGGTAGTAATAAAGTAAAAGAAACAGACCCTGCTTTACTACAAAGAATGCGCCAAATTGGTGATGGTGCCCCCTTAGCAGGAGTTACTTGGAATAGCCAGACTACCAAGAAGTCCCCAGAACAGATGAAACAAAATATCTACGAAGCTATGCGTAAATTAACTATGATAAACAATAATCAATAACGCTAAGTGCCATAAATAACGATGCAGCCAGCACAACCACAATAAATGTATATATAGTATGATGTATCATTATGCAACTCCTGCGTCTTCTAGTCTAATTTGGTAGTGTAGATGCAGTAATAGTTCTGCATCTAGTATGAATCTCTCTTGGTTAGTTTCGAAGGGTATTCCTTCTTTGTGTGATAGCACTTTGGCTACCTTCAATATGTTTTCCTCTCTTGGTAAATATCCCATACTAACCACACTCTCCTTCGTATTGGCACCCTTCAGTATCCATACATTTAGTGCATCCACCTATTTTAGTTAGAGTAAGGCGGTTACATCCGGGACATTCAAGTCCTGTAACCCACTCTGGTTTAGGGGTTTGTTCTGATATAGGTAACTCTGCTTCGGGAAGTTCCACAGGTTCAAGGGAGGCAGTCTTAGTTCGCTCCACTCTATTGTGCAATGAGATGAGTGTTCTTCCGATATGTTGTACAACTCCATTCTGGTAACTCCCTTTCTTCTTACCTGCTACCTTTGCAAAGTATCCATCATTAGCGTGTATCTTAGCTAACTCATTACCAATAAATTCTAGGTTGAGTTTAGGATCAGCTGATCTAAGCATAGCACTAGCTAATCTGGATATCGCTTTTACATAATGTACATTATCTGTATGGCTAGAGTCAATGAATACTTCAAAAGGTTTCCCATCATCTAAACAGTTTAGGGTGAGATAACAATTGAATTGATTAGTGGGAGAACCTCCTACTTGAAGTTTAGCTGTTTGACCAGTTAGTATTGCAGGTCTTTTCTTTCTTGCCTCTTCTGCCTTCTGCGTTGTTTTTGTTTTGATTTTCGTTTGCTCATCTGCTGTATTACTCTCATCAGTAGCGTCTACCACAGATACATTAATTATCTTCTGGTCTATTTTAGTTGTCATACAACTCCCCTTTACTTATTTTTAGTTTTTCAATTATGTCTTCGTAAGTACTCTTCTGCTTCTGGTAGATCTCAATAAATTCATTTAGATCTGCTGCCCATACTTCTTGTTGTACTACCCTAGAGATTGCTTGTTCTAGACGAGGGAAGTAATACGCAGGTTTCCATTTACCTTCTACAGTAGTAGTAGTAGCTGTCTTCCTTACAGCTTTAGTTGGATCACCCTTACGGTAGATTACCCACTGTACATTATCTGAGCCTATAGCCCAGTCTTTAGTTAATTCGATCATAATAATATTTTCCTCTGTTCTCTAATGCAGTCATTGCCTGCATTGTTAGTTGGTCATCACAAGATATAGTAGCGATCCAGTAATTCATTATTAGGTCACTGTCTGATTGTACTGGTATATTGAAATCCAGTTCTAGTTGTTCCATAGGGATTCTTCCTCGTAGTATATAGTTAATACCTACTCAGTTCTTATTATTGGTAGGAACTAGTAGGATTACAGTTACGTTGTTAGTCGGTGCAAGCTTATAGGTGGAGGTTCATAGATGAAAACCTACTTCCTACACTGGTAGAAGTTGTTGGTGTCATCTCACTCCTACCTAGAGATGTAATGTTATGTGTACTGCTATATACTTACCTACATACTAGCAGTACTTTCTGACATTCCCAGTTAAAGTTTATGTATGTAGGCTCAATTAATGCCTACCATAAAGATAGGACTAGTTACTCTTCAGTACGGTAAGCCTCTTACTGGAGGAATACAACCCACCACATAAGAGCTGGATCGTGTAAGATCCTACCACTGCTTCAGATATTTAGTGTGCTCTGATGAAGCTTTACACTCCGTCAGTATAGCACAATATTATTTAGTAGTATTCAATCAAACGGTTAATGACATTTTGAATACTATTATCAATATAGGTTTCATCTGTAGTCCACATTCCCATAGGACTACGTATACGTTCATTAACGGTTTCTTTAGTTAGTTTAGTTTGGTACACATATTTAAATCCTAGAGCTTCCTCCTCCTCTGAGATGGTGTACAGGGCATTCTCTCCTTTGATCTTAGAGAGGGGTAACTTCTTACTAGATATTACTGTACTGAAATAAGATTCAATACCTTGGTTCATGAGTGATCCTTTAACTTTAACTAAGGTTTCATTAATCATTTCTGATTCATTTAGTATATCTGAGGTATGCGCAATGAATACCACACTCTTAGTAGACTTAGCTACATACTGACTCATAAGTATTTTAAAGTATTGGGCATAATTACCCCAGGCTTTCATTGTATTTTCAGAAGTAAGTACTTTAGTACTTTCATACATGTCCATTAGATAAGTCAAACTATCAATTACAATGGTATGTATATTTTCCATATTTTCTGCTTCAACAAACGCTTGATATACTTGATCGGGGTCAGTTACATTGAACTCTTTAAAAGTATTTTTAAAAGGTAATCTCTTATTGTTTTCACAGTTTAGGTAGATAACCCCTTCTGGATTATCCATCTGCATCAGTCCTGCTGATTTACCAGTAGCGGATTTACCACTAATTAAAATTAAATGTTGATTTTCCATATTATATTCCCTGTAGTTTTTTACTTAATGACTTGATTGTCGAATTTCTTAATTGTTCCTCTGAGATAGGTTCAGTGAGGTTAGCATTGAAGTTCTCTATACGCTGTATAAGCTCGCCTAGAGCGACTCCAGCATCAATGAGGACACAACCATACCTATACAACATAACTGCTCTGTTCCCTCTCTCAGTGTGCTGTGTAAACCATCTCTCCATACTAGGTATACTACTAGAGTCTATATGCTTCTTAATTGCTTCTGATTTCCTCGTCTGAGGGATAAACATAGTTGCATCTATAAGTGCACCTTCGTTGTAACTATACTGTCCTGCATGAGTAGCCCACTTTCTAGCTGCATCTTTAGCAGCAGGATCTACCTCAAAGGGTAACCACTCAAATACATTTTCCATAAATTTGGAAAACTCAGTAGGAGGTAATTTAAGATGGTGAGACATTGGTAGGATAATACGATATCTATTATCTGTTTCAGTGTGGCTCTTGGTGGTAGATAGTAGAAATTTATAATCTGCTAATAGTATCTTAGCAGTATCAATACTAGTGCCTCCATCTATATCTAAGATAATGGTGTCTACCCCCGGTATTGCATTATTATTAGTTCGGTGTCCCCCAATAAAATTATGGGAACAATAATGATATCCTGCTGCTGTAGTTAATTTATGTAATTGGTCGAATGGGGCATTCCCCGGAGCATAACCTTGAGCTAGATCCTGACTGATACTAAGTGTCAGATTATCCATATTTACTTTCTGTAATGCTTCGCCACTGTAAAATTCAATACCATCTTGTATTCTCTTCTTGATTACAATGTTATTACGATAGCCATAACTAATAGCTAAGGTCATCATATCTTTGCGCTGAGGTGCATTTCCTTTATAGAAAGGTAATTCCTCAAGCATTTCATGTTGAGTTACTTCTCTCCCTGCATCTACTAAGAAGTTAGCTAGTCTTTCATACGCTCCTTTCTTAGCCAACATATTATTAAACTGTCTGCCTGATTCTTCAGCAAGATCTATAGCAGCATCTAACTGAGTTCTAGTGATACTTGGAGTATTATCTACAAATGCATATGCACCTGCAGTCTTGAGGACTTTAAAGTATCTATGTATTAATTCAGCTTGTTGTACTACTTGGTGTTCTTTTAATTTAGAAGCTGCTTTCTCACATTTAATTTGATACTCAATTAGGTAGATTGCATCCACCTCATCTATAGTCAATACTCTATTAAATTTCCCTGAAGCAAACTTGGCAAATATCCGCTTGACATCATCCATATCCTTTTCTAGAGTAGCATCCGTCATTTGCTTATATCTTTCTGCAGCTGATAATTCTGTCATACGTTCGGATTGTAAGTTATACCCAAACAGTAATCTACGTGCAAATCCTGTCTCTAGGAACTGTTTAAATTCATCTTCAGTCTTACCACCATCTAATAATTTAATGGGAGTACCAAACATCATTAGATTAGTTGGGGTTTCTCCAGGTATCTCTTTAGATCTAGTATTATCTAAGGTATTCTTAATAAGTTTCTGCTTGACTAAGCCTTTATCATATAGCTCTAAAAATACATTTAGCATGTCCACATTACTGGACATATTAGAGCCTATCTCATCTAATTCAAGATTCATACTTCCTGCTTTAGCTAAGAGTAATTTCTCTCTCATTTGTTTAACTGCAGGTGATGTACCAGAGTCAAAACTAAATGCGAGTTCACCTAAAGCTTCAAATTGCTTTTCTAGGAGAGTTAATTTAATATCTTTTAGTTCATCCCTAGGTAGTGCTGCCGCTACACTAACACTCCCACCAGATTTAGCTATGGCAATATCAGCATCAGCAAGTAGGTAAGCTCTATCTACCAAAGCTGCATTAGCTTTAGTAGGAAATACATAGTGCAGAAATTCTTCTTTAAACTCTGCGACGAACTCTCTCTCCATAATGTCAGTTGAGTGTCCTTTGCCTTCACCACTTCGTAATAGATTTAGTACATACAAGTTAACAGGGATAATTCCCCTATCTTGAGTAGAAATATTACACCGCATCATCGATGCTACTTTACTAAAATAGTAAGCAACCAATATCCTAAAATAATGCCTATTCTCGGAATTGACTTTCCTTACTAAGATATCTACAATACGCTCAGATAATGGATGATAGGTACTCATATGATAAGCTCCTTAGCATATCTACGATAAGTGGTTTTTGCCATCTGCCAGCTATACTTACTATTGAAGTAGTCAGCAGTAGCTTTCCAATTATGTCTTACTCTCCCATCTGGGAAATATCTAAATTCCTTAATTTCTTGTATGATCTCTGGAGTTAGCTTTTTCTTAACCCCTTTTGTCACAAATCTTTTAATCTTTACTTTCTGTTCTGGGGGTACTGTGATACCTCCGTTAAATATTGATCTAAACTTCTGTATATACTCGTTGATTAATGTAATCATTTAATTCTCCCTTCACTTAATAGTTGTTGATACTGTTCACATATACCTACGACATTACAATAGATACATGCTCCTACATGGCCTTTCACTTCTTTTACTATTCCTACATTACCATCTTGTCCTTGCCGTATAAGTGCTTCGTCATAACTGTCAAAATTCTTAATAGCTCTAGTCAATTTACTTGGGTTCTTGTAGTATTTATATACTGTAGGACGCGCCCATAATTCTTTACCTGTACATTCCGGCATTTGTTCTTCGGGTACAGATAAGTTATCTTCTATTGCCTGAATCTTATTAGTGATCCAAGAATCAATCTCCTCTAAGGACAGTAATCTATATTCTTTAGTTAATGCTTTTGTCTGAGGGTATTTAGAATCCTGTAATGCTTTCTGTTTACTCCAATCAGTAAAGATATAATGAATATCTAGTTTATCTTCTGTGATTATTTCTGGATTCAACCAGCGGTATATAGAGCCTTGTAAGATGTAGTCCTGTCCATCTCCGAATTTAAGTTTCCACACACTCGTAGATTTATAATCTCCCAGCTTCCCATCAATACATATATCAAATTTACCTGATACTTTTAGATTACCTACTTTACGGATTGACCTCTGCTCCAAGTAGATAGGTATCTCCCCGGATGTAAGCTCTGTAGGGTTGATTACAATCTTCTTAGTTACATTGCCATACCCAAGAGCTGCAAGCGTCTCAGGGAGCTTCTTAGACAGCCAGGAACGCTCTATTGAATCATGTAATGCAGTTCCCATACGAGATGCTACTAAATCACTTAGATCTACTTGTTTACTTAATGTAGTATTCTGTTTTGCTAGACAGATAGCTTTAGTAGATTTTAATAGGGTAGTAGCACTAATAATGCTTTCGTCCTTGGCGTAATCATAGTCATCTTGTGCTAACCAAACAGCAAGTGCAACAGATAGTTTATGTTTATTGGTGTATAAAAAACTCATTTAATATCCTCTCTAATATAACAGTTAGTTTTAGCTCGTGTGAGGGCTACATATAATAATCTAGCTCTCAATGTATGTTGTCTACACTTCATAATATCCTGTAGATCTATGTATACAGAATCATGTGTTGCTCCCTGTGCTTTATGGGTAGTCTGTGCATAAGGTGGACGGAGATCTCCCATACTACCTTGAGCATTGAACATCTCTTTCCACAGGTCTCGTCTTTGAATATCTTGCTCTGGGGTAATCTTCCCTCGGTTCTTTATATTCTGTAATTTTCTAGCTCCTTTAGCAATATTTGAGATATAAGTTTTACCTGCTTCAGGAGTTATGGGAGTGAAGAGTATAATAGGTTTATTTTTACTTGTCTGTTGTAGGGTTACATCATAGCCTGTAATAGTATTACCAAGAGATGATGTGAGACTACTAGACTTATAATGTTTTACCCTAACAACTGCATTATTTTTTACTAGTAACTGTTTATTTAATGTAATAGACCCATTACTAATTAATCTTTCATCAGGATAGTAAGGTTCAATATTGGCATTCAGAAAGAACATTGAATTACGTATCATTTGATTATATTTATGTGCCCCTACATTAGTATATGTACATAGGGGAGTCTCAATCTCCATATCAGGAGTATAGTCAATATACTGAGTAATGAATTGTGATGTAAAGTCCTGTTGGGACATTAGATGAATACCTTCACCATCAGCATTTAGATCTGAAGTAATAGTAGGCATCTCTGGTCTAGTTCCTTCAATAAATTCCCTGAACTCCGTAGCCTTATCTAATATAGGATTTATGCCTTGCTGTCTATGTACAGTAGTTAATGTGTATGTTGGGATAGACCCATCAAATACATTGCAACGTTCTCCAATAGGAGGTAGCTGGTAGGGGTCACCTACAAACAGAACTTTACTATTTAATTCTTTAATAGTTTTTGCTATCTTCTGTAGTAAGCGTTCTCCAATCATACTAGACTCATCAATGATAACTAATGCGCCTGATTTTATTTGTATTGAACCTGTCTGATTTAAAGTCTCTTTACCATTGCTATCAATAGCAGGGGATAAACCAAATAAATGATGTACTGTCTTGCAGGATACTCCAGTAGCTGTTATCACTATATCTGCTGCCTTATGGGTCATAGCTGCCAGTTCTACGTTTAGATTGGCATTTGCAGCTATGTGTAATACCTCTTTCATTAGGACTGTCTTACCACATCCTGCTGCCCCTGTTAATACCCTAGCAGTACCATTATCATTATTGAGCCATTCCTCAATACCATCTATTGCTTCAATTTGGTCTTTACTGTATTGCATTTTATAATCCTATTAAAATATTCTGTATTTCTGTTTCAGTTGCTTGATTAGGTAGTTTTACTTGTGTAGCCCAGTCTGGTCCTATTTCCATATTAGCTTTCATTGGTACATCTACAGATGCAATAGTAGGGTGTTCTTGCCATTGCATCTCTTCAATTAAAATATCATTAAGTATCTTAATAATAGTTGGATCATCCCGAACCATAAAGTAAACTGAGTCATGTATAGTACATACAGGTAGGATATCCAAGTGTTTACCTAATTGTTCTACCCGTTGATTTGTAGCTATAATAGCTCTATTCATTAGAGTTCCCCATGACTGGGTGACTGCATTATTAGCTGATCTAACTTCAGCAGTAGCTTCGTAGGGTGTTTTAGTATTACCTAAGATACATTTACTTACTATAGGGGTATGTAACCGCATACCAAAGGCGCACTCAACATATCCTGTATTTTCCATATGTGTTTGATTAGTCGCCATGAACTCTTCAGATACTTTGTATAACTCTTTAAATGCTTTTTCGATTCTTTCTGCATCCTCTAATGGGATACCTGCATTTTTATGATGTGTATACGCAGTTCCTCCATATTGACTAGCAAAGGTAATCTGTTTTGACGCTTGTCTTAATACTGGATACTTCTCCTCTATTGAATTAATACTAATAACACTCTCTGGATTAATATCAGGCATCTGGTCTTGGTAATAAGCATGTGCGTTTACACAATGAGCATCAAAACCATCTGTGTATATTTTAATTTTATTAGGGTCTTTAGATAGGATGGCTCCTATACGATCTTCCAAACTAGAGAAGTCAGCTCCTGCCCATAGGAATCCTTTAGGTGGCACAAAACAAGTTTTAATTAGTTTGCCCATTATACCTTGGGCGGGTAGGTTCTGTAAATTCGGTGAATTTGAAGAGAGACGACAGCTCTGTGTGCCACCAAGTTTTAAATTACCATGTAACCATTCCCCTCCTTTCTTAAATGCTTTCAGAAATGTACCTGATATTTTAGATGTCTCTGCTATACCTAAGATACAATCAATGATCTCAATTATACCTATATTAGTAGTGTGGTTTTTTAAATTCTTGAGTACTTTATTATCTGTAGCAGGATTACCATTCTTTGTGGTATCTAGTACAGGTAATTTCAACTCTCCATACAGTAACTGAGCAATCTGTTTACCTGAGTTTGGGTTAAACACTACATCATCAAAATCTGAGAGAGGTCTAACCTTCACTTTTAGTTTATTATTGGCTGCTTCCATTGCTGCTTGGCGTAGGAATAAATTAAAGTGTTCTATGATAGGATTATCTAATAACTGTTGCTGTAGTATTTTCTCTCTAGCTTGTAGTTTATCATCTGCGTTGTTTACCCTCTGAGCGTCCATAGGAAGCCCTACAAGCATCATCTTGAGTAAAGGCTTGATGCTAGGTTGCATTATGACTGTATACATCTCAGACGTTAGCTGAGAGCTATACAGCTCATGTACATACCAAGTAGCTAATGTATCCATTAAATTATATTTTAGTAATGCTGGCCTTGTGTGTTTGTATATATCGGTCACTTCAATAGCGTAATTACCTACATAATCTAAAGCTATATCTTTTAATTTGAGGGATACAGGAGTAGTAGCATTCTTAGCTAGATATGCTAATAGCATTGTATCTTGTGCATTAGTAAATACATCTAATCCTTTCTGCATTCCACTATAATCAGTAGCATCTTCCATCCACCAATTACGTATTAGTAGTTTACAGTCAAATAAGGCATTATGAAATATCATAGTTCCTGTATATTCCTGTAAGAACCTGCGAGTGTGAACATACCCACACTGATCTAAATCAATAGCTATACCATTGTGTTTATCCCAAGCAAAGCTAATAGTGGATGGGTGAGAATCATATTCTAATCCTGCTGATTCAATATCTATTGTAAGTGCTGGGTATTGGTGTAGCTGATCTAATAAACTAATATCTTCTCCCCAAGCAAATGCATAAGTAGCAGTATGTATGACGGCTTCTCTATCTTCTTGGAACATAGCATTCAATCCAGCAGTGATTATACCGTTGTTCTCAGGCTGTTTGAACAGACTCTTGTAATTGGGTACATATACGATAGAAAGGTCTGTATACCCCTTGTACTGCGCCTGAAGTACCATCCCATACTTGTCTGTGATCTTATTAGACTTAGCTAACCATTTAAAATAGTTTGCGTCTGCTACAATCAGTCGAGTAATTGTAGAAGGTATATCCTCTCTCAATTTATCTAACCAAGCTTTACCTGTTTTTGCCTGTACTTTAGAAGGAGTTGAGTATATCAATTTCTTAATAATTATAGTATTTCTAGGTATACCTAATTTCTCTAAGGGAATTAAATAATACTCTAGTAAGGATGAAGTATCAAATGCAGTATCTCTAATTAGAATAGCTGTGGTGGGTATCATGTTACTTCTTCTTATGTGGATTAACGATATTATTATGTTCCTGAGCTACCGAAACCTTTACTACCTCGTTGTGTGTCTGATAACTCATCTACCTCAACAAGTTCTACTTTGGGTTGTTTGTGTACAGTGAGTTGTAATATTCTCTTACCTATTAGATCTTTTGGATTCTCACAAGCTATAGGAGCTTTGATATTACCAGTATACTCATGGTCTATAATTCCAATGGAATTAACTAGATGTGCCTCTTGTTTATACATACTACTTCTCTCACACAGTTGAGTATAATACCCCTCATCCGGTTGTACTGAGATACCTGTATCGAATAGATATATATCCTCGAAGTCTGTAGACTTGTAAGATACAACTGCTAGATCAATACCTGCATCGGTATTATGGTTTCTCACAAACTGTGCTAGTTTATGGTGTTTCTTATATTTTAGTTTCATTATTATTTCTCTTCTGGGTTTGTTATGATTTTTGGTATGCTATTAGGTATTACTTTACCTTTTAGATCACATTCTTTTCTCATATTTATATATGTACCTTGTTTTAAGCGAAAGGTTTTAATTCGTATAAGCTCTGCGTCAGTGTAATTTTCTAACGCATCGAGACTATAGGATCCTTGTTTATGCTCATAACTATATTCAGCATCAGGGTTAAGCATTAATTCTAATTTAGCTTCAGGAGTGATCTTCTTAATCCTCTTATTTATCTCCCGTCTGCG